GGCATTGACAAATAGCGTGCTGACATTTCTCACATTTGGTGAACTTGCGCTGGTTGCATCGGGCGACGTGATCTTCTTGAGCCTTGTCGTGCTCTCGCATCAGAAATTCCATCCAGAAGTAGTACTCCTCGACATCAAGATCCTCCAATCTCTGTAGGATTCCAAAGCGTGGACATCTTCTGACAACAGTCTTGAAGCACCCCTTGGAACCCTCAGTGATCGTAAAACGATTGAGGTCCTTCACAGGAGTGCCGCCAATGTTGAAGGTACGACCAACATAATTTGCTACCTTAGACGAATCGATGCCGCCAACATCGTTGGCATATTCAGGGACGACGGACATGTACGTGAGATAGAATCTGCGGCGAAGTGAATCTCCTTCATTGGAGACCACATCAATATACAGATCTTCTTTGTTTGTGCTGCCGAACACTCCCGCAAGATCGGGGAGCGTGTTCCCTTTGTCCTCAACAGCAGCTTTAACTGCCACGAACTGAACGTTATTGACTGCCTGCAGGAATCCTGCAATGGCGCCAGATGGGTCCATATTGAGAGGACGATTAGCAATATCGTCATAGACAAGAAACATGGTGGTGTTTTTCACAGCGGAGTGATAGGCATCACCCACTTCAATTTTCGCAGTGAGATCCGGGGAATAATCCACCCCGTGAACCACGGCGAGGATTTTCTGAAGATCGAGAGTAATTCCACTCTTACCGCAGCCAGGAGGTCCAAAAATGACATTGGCAAACGGTTGTTTAACAATATCACCAGCTTTACGGTCGATGAGCAACTGGAATTCCCAGGTGCAAATCTGCTGGTGCTTGTCCGCAAAAATCTTCCGCTGTATGCTCTGTGGAGGTGCAGCATTCATCGCATGGCGATACATGTGCTTTGCCTCGAGCATGTACTTCATGGCAACAGACCAATTTCCCCCGTTCTTGAAGAATGTTCCTGCGCGGTATGCTGGCATGATCTCGCTAACGCGTTCGTAGACGCGATCAAGCTCGGCGTTCGCGGTCTTCTCATAGAAGAATGGGGTAAGGTTGCCTTCGGACCAGCTCGCAACCACACTTTCAATGAAATAATTGAGGATTTCCATAATCCCAGAAATCAAAGAGCAAGCATCAGTGTACTTGTTAACTCCTCGAATTCGGTAAAGAGAAATTCCTCTAATTTCGAGCTCGCCCCATGAAGCTGGGGCAAAACCGGTGGCAATAGCAATGGTCAACGCTTCGAAAGAATGTCGAATTAGAGGTGAGTTTTCCAGGGAGTTCCAGTTAGAATATAACCATCTCCAAATCTCAATAGGGCTGGAGGAAATAGTTTTCAATTCTCGCATGGCTTCGTGGTACGAAGAGGCAAAAATTCCTGGAATGTTCACGGCGTCGGGGTTGAGCATCGTATTGGTCAAATTCTGAGCCAATGCTTTACACTTCTCGGGGACATTTTCTTCCCCATCATCGGATTGATACTCGACTCCCAACAAAACTTCTTTCAATTTCTTCTCGACATAGGAGGAATATTCGTGCTGTTGCTGCCTGATCACTCTGGCAGGATTGTATTTGAAAACAGTCTTCCTCATAAGCGAATAGTTGGTTGGTTCATTGTAGGGTATTTGAAACTCATTCAAGTACAAGAGTTCCTCATACGAGGACCAAACACAATAATGTGTTATTCTTTTCCAGTCCTCTAACCCTGGAGTCCAATGCATTCCAACTTCTATGGCTTCATGAATAGTCTCGCCGAGACGCATTTTCCATTTAGTTTGGAGTTCAAATCGTTCAGCGCTTATTGTCTTGCCCACAGGGGGGCGTGCAAAGAAGTTGGAGTTGACCGAAAGTCTTCCATCACAGTACCATTCATCCCGACAGGGATCCATATATGTTGCGTCCTCAACTCGATCATTCTCAAAGAG